GCGCGTGATAAGGATACAGGACTGGAAATGCTAGATAGCGGCAATGAACTGGTCCGTACCGCAACGCATTACGTCAAAATAGTCCATGAAGATGGTTCTTTGGAAAGCGCCACATTGGACATGAAGAAGACGCAATTGAAAAAGTCCCGTCTGTGGTTGAGCATGATGGGGATGCAAAAGCATAACGGTGCGACTCTGCCCACTTTTGCTAACACGTATTGCTTAAAGACGGTTGAGGAAGGCAACGACAAGGGTTCTTGGTATTCCTACACTGTATCTTTAGAGGGCAAAGTTCCCTCAATGGATGTCTACAGAGAAGCCAAGGAAATGCACGGGTCTATTAATCGAGGAGAGTTGAGGATTGCGCCGCCGCCAGAGCAGTTGGCCGTTGAGCAGACTGTTTCTGACGACAGCATCCCATTCTAGAGGAGGTTGAATCCCCCGTGTAATGCGGGGGATTCCTTCGCTATGGGTACGCAAGAGCAGCGTTTCTTCGATCTTTTTGAAGGTCATACAGGAGCGCATGGGCAGACCTCTCTTCTGAAGACGCAACGGCGCGGTAAGCAGGAAGCGCGGTACGTGATTGTCCGCGAACCGTTGACCGTAGAGCTTGTGCGCGAGCATTTCGATGGTAAGCGTGGCGTGGGGTCTATCCCCATCGATCAAGCGAACATGTGTTCGTTCGGGGCTATCGACATTGATGATTATGATTTAGACCTTGCGGCTCTTTATTCCAAAGTCGCCAGGCTGAAATTGCCTTTGATCACATGCCGCTCCAAATCAGGCGGCGCTCATTTATTCCTGTTCATGTCCGAGAAAATCGCGGCATCAGAGATGCGCGATAAACTGGCGGAATTCGCGGCAGCGCTCGGCTGGGGGACTTGCGAAATCTTCCCGAAACAAGAAATTCTTCTCGCGGATCGCGGCGACATCGGGAGTTTCATTAATCTTCCATACTTCGGCGAATATCCGACACGTTACGCGTTATCGAAAGATAACGGAAGTTTGAGTCTGGATGAGTTTTTAAGTGAAGCGGAAAGCGCTCGCATCTCATCTGAGGATCTTTCCTCTATCTCTATTGGGGGCGAGCAGACGATCCTTCCTCACGGCCCCCCTTGCTTACAGCAGATAACAGAATTGGGTGTCCCAGAAGGCGGTAGAAACAACACGCTTTTGAACGTAGGGATTTATTACAGGCTGGCGGATCCAGAGAACTGGAAGCATCTTCTTGAGAAGCATAACCAAGAATACTGCTCACCGTCACTACCCGCCAAAGAAGTTGTCGCGATACAGGATCAACTTGAGAAGAAAGATTACTACTACACTTGCAAGCAAGAACCTCTGCATTCGCACTGCAACAAAGCGCTTTGCAAGACGAGAAAATACGGCATTGGAAACAGCGAGACAGCCCCTACGTTGAGCGGCTTGACCGTTGTCGAGTCTGAACCGCCTGTGTGGTTCTTGGCTGTAGATGGAACGCGCTTGGAGTTATCAACCAAGCAGCTACAGATGCAAGTGGAGTTTCAAAGGGCTTGCATGGAACAGATGTACAAAATGCCGGCAAAAATGAAGGACGCGGATTGGCGTGACATTATAGACGCTATGCTCAGTGGTGCCACGCGCATCGCGGTCCCGGAGGAGTTAACACAGAAGGGACAGTTCTTGGAACTACTGGAACAATTCTGCGCGGGAAGGTTTCAAGCTCATAGCCCAGAAGAGTTGATCACGGGCAAGCCTTGGACAGAGGACGGCATTACGTATTTCAAACTCGGCGCCCTACAGGAGTTTTTGAAACGCAGTAATTTTTTAATCTATACACGCGGACAGATAACGGAGCGGCTCAAGGAACTGAATAATGGCAAGGTATCCGACAAGCGGTATTCGTTTATGGATGACCAAAACAAACAAATCACTCTCCGTGTGTGGTTTGTTCCAGAGATGCGACGTGGGGATGTGGAACTTCCAGAAGTTACTTTCGAGCCAGAGGATGTTCCGTTTTGACAAAAATAAAAGTTGAAAGAGCAAGACATCCTGAAGGCTGGACACGATGGTGCTATCCAATAATGGATGACTATAAATTAGTGTGTTGTGATTGCGGCCTTGTTCACGATATGGAGTTTCGCGTTACTGGGGATTATGACCGCGTTGAGTTCCGCGCTCGAAGAAATAACCGAAGTACCGGGCAAGTCAGGCGCCATAAAATTGACTGAAATCACCACATACATGGGGCCACCCGGCTGCGGCAAAACGCAAACCGTCTCCAACCTGATACGGAACTGCATCGAGGATGGAATCCCCCCAGAGCGCATCGCCTGTGTGTCGTTTACCAGGAAAGCCGCAGCGGAAAGCCGGGAGCGTGTGTGCCGGGATTGGGGGATAGAGGAAGACTCCCTCACTAATTTCCAAACGCTTCACTCCATAGCGTTTCGGGATGGTGGGTTTACGACCAGGGATGTTATTCGACCAAGTGATCTGGCAGAGATAGGGGACCAAACTGGTCTTATATTCGGGAAGAGCAAGAGCAACAGGGCAGAGAGCGATTTCGACCAGGTTGGTTTGGCGGAAGGGGACCAGCTTCTCGGCGTCTATTATTTGGCGCGTAACAAAAGGATGTCGCTTGAAGAGACTTTTAGAAAGTACGCTCATCCTGACATGTCGTGGTCCGTACTCAAGCGTCTTGTGGATGCCTATGTCGATTTTAAGCGTGTACGAGGCAAGATAGACTTTACGGACATGATTGAGGAGTTCGTGGCGCGCGGAATCCCTTTGGATATCGATGCTCTGTTTGTTGACGAGGCGCAGGATCTCTCCACCCTGCAATGGGAAATGGTTAATGTTTTAAAGGCGAGTCCAAGGACCATAGTTTTTGTTGGGGATGACGATCAAGCCATCATGGATTTCCAGGGTGCGGATGTACAAGCGTTCCAGAACTCATCCAGCAAGAAGATAGTTCTGCACCAATCCTACAGAGTACCTCGATTGATATGGAAGGAAGCGCAGACCATAGTCCGTAGGATCGAGGGCCGGGAACCAAAAGTCTGGAATCCCACAGACCAAGAAGGTCGTACCCAGTGGCACCAAAATATATTGGATGTCCCTCTGCACTCTGGAAACTGGACGATCATGGCTCGAACCAATCGGCTGGTATCGGCATACGCCAAGAGTTTGCGGGAGGAGGGTTTTGTATATAGCCGAAAAGGCCATCCAAGCATTGCACCAAAGACCTACGACGCGATGATGGATTGGGAGACATGGACTAAGGGAGAACCCTTATCTGGCCCGCAGATCCGCAACGTCTATTCCTATATGAACAACGCTTACGAGAAGGGCTATGGACCACGGTCCAAGAACCTTCAAGCGTTGACTGAGGATGATTTGATCACGATGGATGAAGCTATGGGTACGCTGGGGTTGCTACGGGATAAAGAATTGAGATGGCACGAGGCTTTGGATAAGATTGATCTTGAAACCAAGACATATGTCCTTAACGCTCTCAAGCGCGGTGAAAATGTAAAGCATCCCCGTATAAATCTCAGTACGATCCACGGCATGAAGGGCGGCGAGTGTGACAATATACTAGTTGTTCCTGATCTCTCTTATGCGGCGGCGGGAAAGTTGAAGAGAGGTGGGAATGTGGAGCATAGGGTGTTTTATGTCGCGGTCACACGGGCAAAGAAAGAGCTCCATGTTATGGCACCTATGACCAGGCAGTATTACGACTTATGACAATAGATTCTTTACTGAAGACAATAGGAAATCTCCTCAACGGACCCAGAGCAAAGTCTCATGGCAACTTTGTGGATCTCCATGAGCGTGTGGCGGAACTGTGGACGCCCGTACTTAAAAACGGACCAGTAACCGCTGACAAAGTGGCTTTGTGCATGGCACTTCTGAAAGTCGCCAGGGACGAGGTTGGTGAGTTCAACGAGGACGATTGTATCGATGGCGCGGCCTACATGACTCTATGGGCATTGCTCGTAGCTCATAGGAACAAGACAAGTGATTGAGGATTTATTTGACGAGACGATTTGGACGCCGCCAGATTCTCTCCCAGACCTTTCTTCTGAAAAGGTCATAGCCATAGATGTGGAAACGCGAGACACCAACCTAAAGACTTTAGGCCCCGGTTGGGCAAGGGGGGATGGCGAACTCATTGGCATTGCTGTCGCCGCACAGGATTGGCATTCCTATCTTCCCATTGGACACTGGGGGCGAGGGAACATGGCCAAGGATCTTGTTCTTCGGTGGGTTAAAGATCAGCTAAAGCATGGCATGGATGTCGTCTTTCACAACGCGCAATACGATTTGGGCTGGCTGCTTACAGAAGGAGTAGAGCTCAAAAACAATCGCATTTTGGATACTATGGTTGCGGCGCCCCTGCTTGACGAGAATAGGTTCAGCTATTCCTTGAACGCTTTGTCTGCCACATATCTGGGGGAGAGAAAGCAGGAGTATGATTTAAAGAGAGCGGCTGGACAGCACGGCGTTGATGCCAAGAGTGAGATGTGGAAGTTGCCGGCGGCAAGGGTTGCTCTTTACGCGGAAACGGACGCTCGGCTGACTTTGCGTTTGTGGGATATTTTCAGCAAGAAACTCGTCCAAGAAGGGTGTTTAGATATATTGGACATGGAGTTATCTTTGTTGCCGATCATATTTGAGATGAGGCGGCGTGGTGTTCGAGTTGATGTAGAAAAAGCAACTGAGGCAAAAAAGGTTCTAGAGAGTAAGGAGGATGCTTTACTCAAGCAAATACACGACGAGACAGGTATCCACCTTGAGCCGTGGAACGCGAAAAGTCTCCAATCGGTATTCGATAAGCTAGGACTTGCCTATGAGAAAACATCCAAAACAGAAGCCCCCAAGTTTACCAAGCATTTTCTCAAGACCCACACGCATCCGGTTGCCAAGAAGATCCTTGAGATTAGAGAGTACAACAAAGCCAATACGACCTTTGTTGATACCATTCTTCACCATCAGCACAATGGCCGTATCCATTGCCAGTTTAACCAGTTGCGCTCAGATGACGGTGGAACTGTGTCTGGACGATTCTCCTCCAGCCATCCTAATTTGCAGCAAGTTCCCGCTCGACATCCTGTAATCAAAGAGATGATACGAGGTTTGTTTATTCCTGAAGAAGGATGCCAATGGGGGAGTTTCGACTACAGTGCGCAGGAACCTCGATGGCTGATGCATTACGCATCTCTTACACCGTCCACAAAGGACAACAGCAAGGTGCAAGAGATCGTGGAACTCTATCACTCTGATGATATCGACTTTCACCAGATGGTTGCGGATTTGGCCGAGATTGATCGGCCAACGGCCAAGACGATAAATCTGGGGATCATGTACGGGATGGGCATCGGCAAACTCGCTTCTGTTTTGGGAGATATTCCTTTCGAGGAAGCCAAAGCTTTACGCAATGAGTACGATGAAAAGGTTCCGTTTATTAACGACCTCGCAAAGGCTGTCATGGATGTGGCATCCCGGAGGAAAGAAATACGGACGTTATTGGGGCGCAAGTGCCGATTCCCCATGCGTGAGAAGAACGCCTTCAACAAACTCCTGAAGCCGATACACGTGGATATTCTGGAGCAGGATTGGCGCCAGGTTATGGATATTCCTGTTGAAGAGC